CCCTTTACTAGCTTTGTTTAAGGTTTGAGCCGTTCTACCCGAAAAGCTCGCTAGCCTTGCAGCAGCAGCAACCTTAGCTGAACCAGTGGCTGCTTTTTCTGCAGCAACTAATCCTTTGTGTATTTTAGAAGCCCTTGATAAAACTTTACCGCCTGTACTTACAGCACCTAAAGCACCACCTGTACCTATAATTCCCGCTAAGAAACCTATACCTTGACCTAAAGCTCTACCAACGTGAGCACTATTTATATCACCAAAACCGTCTATTTCTTTATTAGCAGCGTCACTATAAATCATTTTTTGATTTTCAAAAAACTCAGAAACGCCAGTAGACCAAGCGTTAAGAAATTCACCTTCAGCACCTAATGCTTGAGCAACAGTCGGAGCCAAATTAGCTAACCCTTCTCCACCACCAACTACTAATCCGTTCCATAATCCTGCACCTGCGTCAGCCCAAAAACCCTGATCGTACTCTTTTCCTTCAAAAACATATTCGTCTTCAAGGCCTGTAGCAGAATATGGGTTTTGCCTAGACAATACAGTTTCTGCTTGAGATTCCATATCAGACTCTACAAGACCTAATTTATCTATAGCTCTTCTAGCTATCTCTTGGTCTTTTTGAAATTGATCGTCAGAAGATTGTACTTCTTGCTCTTCGGTTTTACCTTCTCTATAGCTAGCAATACCTGATTCTTCTAACCAATTTGGTGCATTTTTTGTAACGTCTTCTTGCGACATAGTTATTATTTTGCGTATATAGTATTAGCTATTCTTATAGCCTCTTCTCTTGAAACCTTCTCGTCTTTTATTATTTGATTAACTGTAGCTTGATAATCTAATTGCATATTTTGATCTTGCATAGCCTGTGTTCCTGTAGCACCGTGTCCGTCAAAAGTACTTTTAATTCCTACAAATCTATTTAATTGATCTACAGTATTTTGATTATTCATTTGTGCTGTAACATCAATTAATATTTGCCCTGTAACAATATCTGCACCGTCATCGAATCCCATTTTATCATACTCCATATTGGTTTCATCCATATTAATAAATTGCCAATTATTTCTAGTGTCTTTATCTGTTAGCTTATTTCCACCAAACCAATTTTCTTTATAAGGGTTTCCGTCTATTGGTTCGTCAGCATCAAAATGTGCAGTAGCTATTATATATTTTCTTCCGTCAGGCTTAACAATATATTGGTCTCCTAGGCTAACATTTAATGCGTTAGTAACATTTAATTTTTTACCCGTAATAGGGTCTATAGCGTTTAACGGCCTATCAGGAACTTGTCTTTTTTGACTAGCATCTTTAACTAAACCTAAATTTTTACCCCAATATTGTCTTTCGTACAGACCTAATTCCTTTTCGCTGTCTAAACCACTTTGCTTAGAGGCTATTGCTAATCTATTTAATTCAGGGCCAACCTGATTTAAAGTAGTTGTTTTGCTAGAACCTGAAGTACCACCGCTATATTTTGCAGCTTTAGAAGCTTTAAGCATATCGTCATACTTATCTTCTTTAGCCCAACGCCAAGGTTGCTTTGTTTTTACAGCAGACTTACCGTACTCTACAGCAACTTTCTTAGCGTACTCTTCACTAGCACCCTGCTCTATTGCGTAGTTATACATATCGTCTGTAGTAACAGCATAAGCTGTATAAGGATCGTTAGGATTTTTAACAGTTTGAGAAAATTTCAATGGGTCTAGCTTAACCTTTTTTTCAGCACCGTTATATTCAAGTTTAGTAATAACACCGTCTCTAAAAAGTTGTGCTTGTTTTTCCATAGTAACTGTTTGTTTTTCAGTTACAGGTTCTCCGTTTTCAATTTTAGGAGTTACACCATCTTCCTCCATTACAGGTATTTCAACTTCTACGTTTTTCACATACTTACCTTCAGACTTATCTTTAATAAAATTTGACATATTAACTTTATTAAGTGCGGCATTTTTAACAGCGTCAGAACCTAGTATATCTCTCTTGTATTCGCTTAGTGCGGAAAGACCGCCAGTGCTCATATATGCCTTTAGATTACCATTTACAGCAGCAATACCTTTATATATGCTTCTTCTAGCTTCTTTTTCTTTTTCTTGAATACGACCTTGATCTTCGGCTAAAGCATCAATCTTAGCAATCTCATCAAAGTAGTTTTGCATACCTTGCTCAAGTTGCATTTGTTTATCTAAGTCTTGCTGAGACTTTTGCTCTCTACGCTCAAGCATCATTAAACTTTGCATCTTATCTTGACGTTTTTGAGCCCAGTTATCTTGACCTCTTAACGCTGAATATAAACCCCAATCTGCTCCCATAATTTATCTTATTGTAAAAATAATACAAAACATTTTATTATTAACCTGTTGCTTTGTTTTTGTCAATTTTAGCTTGTCTCTCAAGTATTGCTTTTTGAAGTTTATCAATAGAGCTTCGTTTTTGATTTGCTGCCGATTGTTTTTTAGCTTCTCTATTTTCCCTTAAAGAAAGCATTTGCTCATTCATTAACTTTGCGTACTGACTGTCTTTACCGTACTGACTTTCAAACTGAGCACGTTCATTCATATTAGTATAAGCATCCCTAGCTAACGCAGCACCTTCTTGTTTATTTAACATAACCTGGCTGAACTTATCTTGAAATTTTGTCCTATTAATACCCTCGTCTCTAACAGCACCTTGAACAAAATTTTGCATATTCTGTCTTCTAACACCTCTGTCTGCTGCAGATATTTTACCGTATTGATCTTGAAGTATAGCCGCTTGCTGTCCTGCACCAACTAAAGCACTTGCAGCGTTTGTTCCTCTATACTGTGCCATACCATACTCAAAAGCTTTTTCTGCATTACCTGTAGCGTAGTCCAATTCTTGTTTTGACAATCCTTGGTCTTTCATTCTAGTTAAATCATTAACGGACTGATTATACATATCCCCTGTTTCATACTCAGGCACTTCTTCCATAGCTCCTGCAACGCCAATGATACCTTTTGATATATCTGTAATATTCCCTAACAAGTTGCTATAATCAGCTTCTTCTTCAGGTAGTTCAGCGTTAAACTCTTTTTGACCTTTTATAAAATCAATAGTTTCTTGGTCTAGTTTGTTTTGTTTTAATAAATAGTCTTCATCTAAATAGGCGGCTGTCTCAGGATTAGTTTTAGCATCTTCACCAACTAAACCGCCAGGGTCTACGTCTTGACTTGCAGGGTCTGCAGCGTTATTCGCAGGAAGGTTTGCACCACCTGCATTATTACCGCTAGTAGATTTGTCTGCATTATTACCGCTAGTAGATTTGTCTACGTTATTTTTTGCAGAATCTTCGGTAAGATTGTCTTTTGCTGCCGCTTCAGCTTTTTCTTCTTCAGATAAAACAGGTTCGTATTTACCTAATATTTCTTTGTCAATCCAATCAATATTATTCATAGCTAAATTAGCTCCAGCTATACTTTTTCCACCCATCGATGCAGAAGTATTTCCCGTTATATCTTTGTATGTAGAAAAAGGATTGTCTTTTGAAGCTGCACTCTTATCGTGATCCATATTATAACGATACGCACCCATAGTTTTAATTATTGGGTCGTTCTCCTTATGCCAAGTCTTGTTTGTTTGCTTTGCTACATTAAACTCTTCTTTTGTTATTTCTCCATTAGAAAAAGCAATTTCAGCTTCTTGTAACGCTTCATCCTGTAAAGCTTCAGCTGCGTTCATTCTTTTTTCAGCTTCAGGAAACAAAACATTTTTAGCAAAATCATTTTTAAATTTATCGTTTTCTATGTAGTTTTTTCTTTTTTTATCTTTGTACTTATATTGCAACTTTGTTGTAGTGTCGTATTCATCAACTCTTTCAGCCCAATCTTCTTGTCTTTTTTCGTAAAAACCTTCTTTTAAATCATAAGCCTTCTTAGCTTCTTGAAATTCTTTTTGACTTAAACCACCTTCTGTTTTTGCCTTTTGACTCAAACCTTCTAATCGATCATCTAATACTTTTTCAAAAGCAGTAGTCGTTATGTGGTTCATTCTTTCATCAGCAGTCTTAAAATCTTCTACACCGCCTTTTCCTGGCGTTCCATTTATTGTTTTATAAGGTCTTTTTGAATCACCATCATCGTTAAACTCAGTAGTAGTTTCATAATCTTTAAATACGTAATTTCCTTTTTCGTATTCATCAGTTAATTTAAAAATTCTGTTACCACCTTTTTCAGAATAAAAAGTTTCTCCTAATATGTTTCTTTCTTGAAGAGGGTTATCTGTAAATATTTTTTGAGTTTTTCCGCTAGGATCTGTAATTTCTGTTACATACTTTTCCGTAGGCATTGGCTTACCGTCATTACCTAACATTGGACTTGGATTAAGAACAGAGCCACTAAAGGTATTATCAGCCTCAACAGCAGAACCACCAGTAGAAGAATAGGCTGTTACATCAATGTTGTTTTCTCCACCTCTATAAAGTTTACTGGGTGATGTAGATGCAGCACTATTGTAAAAGTTTTTATCTTTCTCTAAATTGGTTTTTATTTCTTCCACTACAGGAGCGTCTCTTTCCATTTGACCTGTAAGTGTTTTTTGATATGCAGGTTCTGTAGCGTAACCTGCTTTTGCTATTTCTAAGAGTTGTTCTTTTGCACTAAGATCTTTATTAAGAGCTTTTTTATAACGAGGGTTTTCAGTAAGGAAGTCTAGGTAAACATCTACCATACCTTCAAAAGAATCTGTAGAAACAAAGGGTTCTTTGGGATATACTTTTTTTCCGTCTATTACTTCATACGTTCCTGCGTATATAACTTTTCTTCCGTCCTTCTCCTTGCCTTTTTTAACTTCCCACGTTCCGTCCTCTTTTTTTGTAAAGGCTTTAGGCCAAGGCTTAACACCAAAAGAAGATTGCGTTGTGTCGCTCGCAGTTCCCCTTTTATTTGTTTTTGTAGGAGAAAAATCACTCCACCCCGATTCCATACCCATTTGAGTTATAGCTACACTAGGGTCAAGAGGTATACCCCTTTCTTCAATTATTCTTGATACTGTAGGGTAATACCTTTCGTAAAAAGCTTTTTTCTTTTCATCTCCATTAGTTATTGATGAAATAAACTTAGGGTCTGTTATATTAGTAACAGGAGCATCTTGTGCAGGAGCATCAGGACTTACGGTAGAACTATCTGCAGATGGAACATAACTAGGATCGTCTACAATGTTTCCTGAATCATCAACCATTTTACCTTCGGGTATACCGTCTTCCGCGTCTTGTTCGTTAGCACTTGCAAATCCTTCGGCATTTATAACAGTCAACCCTCCTGTAGTTCCTTTTTTACCAACATAATTTTTTGCTTCAGCTTCAGCTTTTTGAATTTCTTCAGGAGTGTTTTCAATTAAATTACCATTAGCATCTTTTTTTACGTAAGGTTGATTAGGGTCTTCTGCAGTACCCTTTTCTTTCATTTCTGCCATTCTTTTATTTAACTCGGTAGCAGTAGCGTCTTTTCTCCCTTCGGTTTGTTTACCTTCATATCCACCATACAAATTTGTTCTTCCCTCCCAAGTGGCTTTAAAAGAACCACTACCTACGTTAGTGTTTTGATAATAAAAGTTTCTTGCGTCATCTAAATTAGTTATCCTTTCTTTGTCAGGAAGATTTCTAACATACTTATCATACAATTCATTTATCTTAACAGAGTCAGCAGGGTCTCCATATTTAAAACCCACTACACCGTCAACCATAGCGTTTTTTATCCTAACTCTTTTTGAGTCTCCTGTATTTGGGTCTTTCTCGTTAAGATAATCTAAATCAGCTTGTTCTACAAGGGTTTCTGCATCATTAAGGTATTGGTTTACAGCGTAAAGTTTAGGATCTTTACCTGTGTTAAAGATGTAATCTCCTGCTTTCGCCCTTTCCGTTATGTTGCTAGGATATTGCTCTTTAATAAAAGGCAAATCGTTTTCTACAAAATAATCTACAGCTTCTTCTATATTTTTAAACTTAGGAGCTTCAGTTCTATTATAACCATAGTTGCCGTGTGAACCACCTCTAGGACTTCCACTTGTTTGCTCATAAGTAAGTAAATCCTTTATCCACTCTCTATCTGAAGTATATGTTTTAGGCATATCTTAATATTTTATAATAAATTATAATCAGCCATTACTGTACGGCTTAATTGTTTCTTTTTTATTCTATCCTCTTCTTTTTCTACAGCTCTAGACTTTTGATACCAATCAACTCCTGCACCAATAATAGGCATAGCTTTGTTTGCCATATCAAGTCCTTTTTTTAAATTCTTATCAAGCTTATCTGATTCGCCTTTTTCTTCTTTAGCCTTTTTTTTAACCTCTTCTTTTAAAAGATCTTCAGTATCTTTAACCGCACTATCAGCTTTTAATTCTTCAACTTTTTGACCTACATCACTCTCCATAGCTCCTTTGTAAGGCTCTGCTCCCATATCAGGATTCATCTCAGGTAAAGCTTCTCCACCCAATCCGCCACTAGTAGGCATATCTAAAACATTGTTTCCACCTGACATAGCCGAGCTTACGTCTCCACCAACAGAGCTTATATCTCCACCGCCACTAAGAACAGAAGAAAGACCGCCACCTGCACCACCTGCACCACTTGCACCACCTGCACTACTTGCACCACTAATAGGAGGAGTTGCTAAACTAGTAGAGCCACTACCAAGAGCACCTGCACCACCTGCACTACCTGCACCACCAAGAGCACCTGCACCACCTGCACTACCAAGAGCACCTGCACTACCTGCAGCACCGCCACCGCCACCAGCAGCTCCAGCAGCAACTTGAGCAGAAAGCTTTGCCGCTTCTATACCAAATTTAAGCTGAGAACCTTTAGCCGCCCAATATTCTTGATTAGAAGCTTTCATTGTTTCTCCTGCACTAGTTCCTTTAGCAACTTTGTTGGCAACTAACCTAGCACCCATATCTCCAACAAATCCGCCAGAACCTAAAAGTGGCATAACCTTTCCCCACGCAGTTTTTTCTCCGTGCTTGTTGTAACCCAAGGCGTTCATTAATAACTTTTTATTGCCTTTAAGACCTACTCTTTGTATCGTTTGTTCCTGCCTGCTTAAATCTGAATTTTCTGTAAATACCGCCATAATTAAAATCTGTTTGAAGTTCTGTAATTAGTAATTATGTTATTTAGTTTAACAGGGATTTCTTTAAATTTGTTTTTAAATTCAAAAATAAAATTAATATACTTCCCTCTTGTCCTGTCTTTTTGTTTTAAAGTTCTAACAGGCATACGTATGCTGTCTTCAAGATATTTTAGTCTTGTGTCAGTTTGTACGTTATAATAATAATACTGTTTTTCTGTGTTAAATAAAAATCTACTATAGTTAGTATAAGACTTTTCATTTCCATTTAATCTAATACTGTCAAAAACTTTAGAAGCAAACTCATCTTCATTAACATTTAAAGCTACATAAGTTTTATGTGTTTTATTATAAAATTCAGATAGTCTATAATTAATGTTGTGAACAAATATTCTGTTATCAGTACTTGGAAAATCTTTGTCTTGAGTAAGAAATAAATTTTTATGCTCTATGTAAAAAGTAGGTCTAAAAGAAAAGAACCCTTGAAAAGCGTTTAAATCTTCATTGTAACACACTGTGCTTTTGTGCTGAGTTATATCCTCAAAAGAAACCTCAGAAGCTGTCCAGGGCAAAGTGTTGTTATCCCTAACTATTTCATAGTATTCACCACCGTTGATAGTTGCTATAGTAGTGCTAGTTCCTGCTTCGTTTACACTTATAATGTCAATAGGTTGTGCTCCCTCTTTATTTGCTACATAGTAAACACAAGCGTTGTTTTTATAAGTACCGTTAATAATTGTCTGAATAAATTTAACCCGAGTTCCTGACGCTTTAGCATTTACAAAAACAGTGCTGTTGTTTGAATAAACTCTAACAACATTTTCTTCTCTTCTATCGTCATTACTTATTAACATTTCATCTCCTTGGTTAAGCTCTTTATGATAATCTCTTGTAAAAGTCCAATAAAGATTATTGTTTTCATAATCAAAAACTCCACAAATACCATAACCATTCGCAGGACTGTCTTTGTTGTCAAAATGAGCACATTCTTTTTTAAAGAAAGTGTGAAGCCCCCTCATATCAGATAAAGAAACTCTTCCGTCTCCTGCAAAACGCATACCTTTTCTTTTGTCAACATCTACCCAATACAAAGAAGTTCCTGAGTTAATTAAAGAGAATTGATTCTGACAACCATATTTAGTTGAAATATAATCAACACCGTCTAGGTTAGCTCCTGTTCCTGTTGCAAGACCACCTATTGTAGTGTTTATTAAAGCTCTGTCTTGAGCTCTTAATCTTCCAAAAGCTTTTTCTTGAAAAGAATAAATCTGATCATTAAAAAATGTACTTGAATTTATTTGACCATAAGAACCGTCTAAATCTCTAAAATCAAAAGCAGAAAAAACTCTCCAAGAATCTACTACTTGACCGTATATTTTAGGGTTAGTGTATCGCCACCTTACAGGATATTTATTTACTAAATCAAAATCTTGTGGCTCTGAGCTAAAAAATTTAACTATTTCACTTTGCAATAAAACTCCGTTTATATTAAACTCTTCTATAAGAGAACTGCCGTCATTTTCAAAAAGACCCCTTGAAAAAAACCCAGGATTGTCACCTATATTTTCAAAAGTGTCTTGAGGCCTAGCACCTACATTAGCGTACATAGGCTCATCAGTAGAAGCCGCTTGACGCATAGTGTGATTAAAATCACTTTCATAAGGCATAACCACACCGTGAGCAACATCTGTTTCAATTTTATTCAACAAACCAGCGTCAGGATCGTTTATATACCTAGGATAGGTTCTTAAAAAACCAAAATAATCTAAATAACAATCTCCACCAAATATTTCTATAGCGTTATAAATACCTGCACCAAAAGAAGGATCTCCTGTAAAATAATCGTGACCGACTGGCTGAAAATGATTAGTGCTAAACCACCTAGTTTGCTCTAAAGAAGATTTAGTTAAACCACCGTAAGGACTAGAGTTTGGCCTTACGTAGTTTAAAACAACACCACCCATAAGTCCATTAGTAAAAGTAGAACTGATAAAATTTTGAGCTCCACAAACATTAGTAGCACCATTAGTAAAAGTTAATGTTTCGTAATACGTAATTAATTTCTCCTTACCTCTTAAATTTGATCCGTCAGTTAAAGGGGTAAAACCACCTGCTTTACCTGCTGCCGTATACCCTTCAGGGTTTGTTCCTGTTAAAACAGGGCCGTCATACCCTTTACAATTAAAATGCAAGTTAGTGTCTAGGCTTATCGGAAAAGTAGGGTTGTAAGTTTTTGTATCACCCATACCTATACGGTGAGAGTTTGTTATTGAAGTCACCATACCATACTGAGGGTAAGGGTTAGACGAAGAATTATGATAAGTATTTTCTGTATAATATTGTTTTGATATAGTGTGCTGACCACCTTTCATCCTGTCTCTTTGAACACCCAAAGAGTTTATGCCGTCTCTCCAATTATAATAAGTAAAGTGTGCTCTGTGATTTGCTTCTCCTGCACTTACAACAACAACACCTGAAGTGTCATAACTGTGAAAACCAGGAGTAATATTTGCGTGAGAGAAGCTTGTGCCTACAACTTTTAACTTGTCGCCTGTGTTGGTAATAGGTATTAAGCTTTCGTCAAAATCAAAATCAGGTGCGTAAAAAGCTACAAGGTTGTTTCTTAATCCAAAGTTATCTCCACCTGAAGCTGAAGCAAGATTGTGATCAGTAGTGTAGCCAACCTGTTCAAAACCACTTCCACCACTTACAGTCTGCCACCTTTGATTTACAAAAGGAAAAGGCCTTGTTCTTGGTGAAGGAGACCCAGTGTCACGAACAGTAGGTAATCCCATACCTTGAGCAAGTATAGTTTTATCTAATTTTGCTCTAACAATATGAAATCCCGATATTTTATCTTTAATATCGCTAATATCTATTCCTGAAACTTCAAGCCCCATAATCCTTACAAAAGAAATAGGGTTGACAGGAGTCGAGCCACCGTCTTCTTCCCATAAAATATCTCCGTCAACACCCGATAAAGACGATTTAAAATTAGTTGTAAACCAAGCTTTAGCACCGCCAGACATTGATGCTGAAGTGCTATCGATTGAACCGTCAGCTTTTAAACGCTCCCATTCATAGTTACCACTATATTGCTCAGGAAATTTAAAATCAGCTAAATGTGTAGTAAAGAGAGGTATGCCAACCTTATCTAAAACTACTATTCCAAACCTGTAAGTTTCACCTCTCCAATAACCGCTAAATTCTTTTTCAACTTGAGTGCCTTTGTAATTAACGTAGTCGCTAATAACATTAAGTTCTATATATTTAGTTTGATTTAAATATTTTCTAATTGTTCCATTTTTAGGATTTTGATGAGTTAAGGGAACGTCTTGACGATTGTTAGGAAGTTCATCACTTCTCATACATCTAAACCTAGGATTGATAGTAACGTTTTGAAGCATCTTTTCTTTTTCGATGTCAGTAATCACATCACTGCTTTCAACAACATTCCCGTAATAAAGTGTAGAACCTTTTATGTCTAAAGTTTTTGCTTTGTTTATTCCTACAAAACTTGATGCAACAAGTTCGGAAATTATAGGAGTTCCCGACATACTTGTATGATCAAAACGCATTGAAGTAAAACTACCTATGGGTCTTTTAATAAAAATCTTACTTTCTGTAACAATATTTTCTGTTTGAGAATATATATAACACATCTCAATAAACTTAAAGTTAGTGTCTACACCTTCTACAAACATTCTGTTTCCGTAAACCGTGTCGTTACCGCTACCTTCCATTTCATACAAACACCAGTTTGTGCTGCTAATACCGTCACTAGTTAAAAAAGATCTTCTTGAAGGAGTTGTCCAAGGAGTAGCATATCCCGATTCTGTAATACACCTGTATGCGTATTGATAAACACCTGTTTTTAAATTTCCGCTAATTCTTTTTACATATTGTAAAATGCCTGTTTTAAAAGGGGCTTGAGAATCCATACTAGCAGAAGTGTCACTTACCGCTTCATAGTTAGAAACATCATCTCTGTCACCGCCAAGATACTTAAACGTAAAAGTTCTAGGTGGATTGCTATCATCCTCTATCCCGTCTACCCAATACACTCTTATAAGATTATCGTTTTCATAAAGAAATCTAGAGGTAATTTGATTTTTAGTTTTAAAGTTTAACCTTTCACTAGAAGAAGATGTGCTGTCGTTAAACAAAGTTTTGTACTTTCCAGTACCGTTAATATCTGTTGCGAATATTCCTATTTCACTTTTTATATTTGCAGGATCTGTATCGTTAACAATAAAAATGATTTTAATATTATTGTCACCCACAGCACCAATAGGAAAATAAGTGCTTGAGTCGGTATTAGAACGAGGCTCTATTTTAAAAGAAAATTTATTTCCGTCTTGAGTAACCCAATCGTAATTTCCGTTGTCATTATAAATAAGGCTTCCATTCATAGAATCGTTATAAGCCTCGTTAGACTCGTTAATGTCCGATACGTCTTGAATTAAACCTTTATTGAATTTATTTACAGAGCTTTTCATTAAAAATATTGTTTAGGTGGTAACGGTAATAATTGATTCCACATATTTCCAAGATATTGTAATTCTTTTTCATTTGGCATTTCATCATCCCCTCTTGCCTGAGCACAAAGCCAATACCATCTTTGTTCAAGCTCTTTAAATATAGCTTGAGGAAGTTTACCTTTGTAAAACTCAACGGCTTTATATTTCCACATTATGTAATGTGTTACAGCGTCTTCGTGTCCTTTGTCTATTAACGGCCAACCGTCTTTATCTGTTTCTAAGCCTTGATAAGATATGCCTATTTTTTTTCCGTCAGCTAAACTGTTTACATAAATATAGCCGTTTACAATAGAAAAAACATTTGAAGTGGCACTAACGTTGTTGCTGTAACCAAAATTAAACCCTAGGTTGTCGTTTCTAAATTCAGCCAACACGCCAGTGTTTATATTTGCAGCTTGACCATTTGCTAGATTGCTTGAGTTGTTGTCGTTAAACATTCTAAACTCTCTGTAAGTGACATTTAAAAAATTGTCTCCTAACTTAACACCTTCTAAATAACAAAAGTTTGGCGGCAACTGAGCTCTTTTATTTCTAACCTCTAGCTCACATTCGTAATGTCTGTAAGAATTTTTAGAACCTATTTTTAATTCAGCGTCTTGAGCCCACCTAGCAAAGTCATCTACGTAATTACTTACGGTTTTTAAACCTAGATTCCCAACCACGTTACCTATAACTCTATACAGTGAAACTTTTTGATTGTTCATATTATTTTCTTTTTCTTATCATACCTTCTCCTTTGTATTTAGGAGTGTAATCTATATAATCAAAACCTCTTTCAACCCTGCTCATCATAGCAGACTTAAATCTTTTGCCTTGCTTCAATTCGTGAGTTCTCCATTTTTTATCTACTTCCCAGTTTAAGTAATACCAAAACCAATTAAATTTTTTCATATATTCCATAGGATCTACTCTTTCTGAAACATACTTTCCGTCAACAAATCTAACCTTATTTGTTTTAGGTAAAAACCTATCAACTTTTCTTTTAGCTATCCTAAGCTCTCCAAATCTATTATAAAGCCTAAACCTTTTGCCGTCAATTAAATCAATCATTAAAAATTTAAAATAAAGACCGATTACCTTTCTAAACTCTCTGTAAGTTACCTTTCTTTTTTGACAGTCACTTAAACTAAGTAAGTCTTTGTTAAGACTTACTTCTATGTTGCTGTACACGCCATAAGTGGTGTATACGCCTTTATTATCCTTTAACTGGTGGCTCAAGTCCTCTTTCCTCTTTAACGTTGTTTAACTCATCCTCTTTTGTCTGCATAGTCATATTTAGTTCTCTTTGCATTATAGAACTATTAATGTACTCGTACATACTTAAAGGCATAGGGTATTCATCCTTTAAAGGATTGTAGCATTTGGGCTCACAACCTTCAACAGGCCATTCGTAAACCTTAGCAGGATCTTCAAAGACACCTCTTATGTTTACATAAGCTAAATCCCTATCGTCTCCATAAAGTTTAAAATACATTCTATTGCCGACTAGATAAGCTCTGCTCATTTGTTTTCCAAAAGCAGTGTGTTCTTTAAATAAACTTACGTCTGCACAATCCAAGATAAAAGGAGTTCTTTTATCTATTTTGCCGACAAATAGTAACGCCCTGTTATAAGGAAAGTCTACAAGTCTAGGAATGTCTATCTTTTTTATTTTACAACCCCACTCAACTTTAGGGCAATCAGAATCAGCAGCGTCAACCTCTGTTAAAGGAACAACACCTAAGTCTTGAATTAATTGAGGGTCTATGTTCTTACCATAATCGGTAATATTTAAAATACCTTTTGCCCTGTAAGCTCTAATCCAAAATTCTATTTGCCTAATGGTTAAAGTAGAGTCATCACTATTTCCTTGTCCTGCGTAGGCTAAGTTTTTAATATTATATGATAACTCACTTAACGTCATAGCTAATTATTTATGAAATAAATATAAAAAAAAAGGGTGCACGAAACACCCCCCTTCTCCTTAAAAGTAAAATGTTTATTAGAATTTTGCAATTAATCCTGCTCCTTGACCTACAGGTACAAAAGCTTTAACTTCTTTTACAATCTTACCTTCCGAGTCAATAAATGGAATCGGAGCGTCTTGCTTGTAAGTAAGTAAAACAGTATCGTAAGTAGCCAAAGTAATGTCTGCTGCAGCAATACCTGCTTCTAACAATACAGCAGGAACACCTTCTGCTTGAGTAACAGCTGTAAAAGAAAATGCAACAGTACCTGAAGCACTTGCCGTGTGAACACTAACGCTAAAATTGTTGCTTACAACACTAGATGAAGGAACAGTTAAAACACCTGAAGAGTTAGTTGGACTAGCAATACCAGGAAGACCTCCTATAATAGAAGATTCAATTAGTGTTTTAAACGCAACAGCTATACTTGTTACAGAAATATCAGTTACCGTGTGAACAAAATTCTTAATAATAGTTTGAGCACTATCCTTAATAGTAAGGGTGACTCTAATCTGATCATTAATTGCATAAGTTCCTGCAAAAGTAATATTATAAGATAATGCACTACCTGCAGATGATGCAATTCTTGTTGGTGTGTTAACAACAAAACTAGCTTTAGGTAATGAAAACTTTGAGTTAATGTTAACATACTCTACGCCACCAATAGTTGTGTTTACCCCTATTGATGCGTTTGAAACGATTGGAAATTTTTTATATCCCATTTTTTTTAAATTTTAAATTAATAATTTTTTTATGAATATCTAAACGTCATTGGATTGAAAGTTGGAAATACAACAACCGATTCACTTTTAGCTTCTTCTATAAAAGAAGAATCATAAAGCTTACACAGTTCTTTAAAAGTTGATGTTGGCCTTCCTGCGTTTACGCCTGTTTTTATTTTTGGGTAATCTACCCCTAGTTCGTCTAGCCTTTCAGCAATATCAGCTTTCGTTTTAAATGTATCTTCAGCCTTCATATCTATTGAGTTTTTGATTCTTGTGTTTGTACCTGATAGCCAAATTGATCTTGTATGTTTCCTAACATTTTTCTAACAGCAATATTAACCACCTCTTCGTGAGAAGATACGGATAATTCGCAATTAATGTTTAAATCTTTACTGACATCAACAGGAGTTTTTAAATATTTTAAAAGAACGTCCGTAGGGTTAGAGGTGCTTATTATTTCAATTAAGTTAGCACCAAATTTATTTTCTTGAGTGTACCCAGGATTAAGATCGTCATTTATATTAAAAGGATCAAGTTGGTTTCTAACCTCATCGTCAAGCTGTATTGGTGGAATCGCCCGTGTAACAACCCCACCACAGCTATCTTTATAATTACCCCTTAAACTTAAAACGTATCTAAAATCATTTATCAAATTTAGATTAATACTAGATATAGGAGCAGCACCATAGGCACTACTTTTTACTAGCGGAAGCAGTTTCTCTCTAACTTCCTCGTTGTATTCAAAAAGACGGTATGAACTATCTACAAATTCGATTTGTGCTAAATTAATAAACTTATCCTTCTCGTCATCATTAAACCAAGGAGCGTTAGCTTTGTCTATTAATAAATCGCACAATTCGTGCATTTGCGTTATAGTCATTATTTAACTTTTTTAAATTTCATCTTTTTAATTAACTCCGATTCTAAATCTGCATTATCCTTCAAGAACTGTAAGCTAACATCAAAAGTAGTACCTAGTCCGATTTGACCAAATAAGTATCTGCCGTTCTTAACAACTATATCCCTAGACTCTATAGCTCTATATAATAAAACTTTTCTGTCGTAATCAGGACTTTCTATTTCAGAAATTATAGTTAAAGCTCCTAGCTTGTTTGCCGAACCTGTTTTAGATTCCGCATACTCGTACAAAGCTCTCTTTAAAACTATATCTGAAGAACCTGGCATTACCCTTATTTGAACAACTCTAGCTAAATCTTTAAGACCCTCAGTATTAAGACTAGTAATCATACTGTCAGCTTTCGCAGCAGCATCTTTTCTAGCAACATACTGAGTAGCTTCATCATCAAAGTTATATAGTAACAGCAAAGGGTTAGCTCCGCTTACATAAATAGGATGATTTTTTAAATGAACGTATTCAAGACGATCATTGTCTTTTAGCATATTTAGCTTTTTCTTTTTGGTATACTTTACAACTCTAGCGTTACCGTTAGCATCTACAAATGGCCTGTACTCCGTTGAACCGTTTTCGTCTTCGTAATTGTAATCCCTAAGCGTGACTGAACCAGTACGCTTAGGGTCTTTCATTCTTACTTCTACAATTCCTGTATTAGGAGCACCTTTCATTAGTTGTGCTATTTCTTGTTTTGTTACACTTTCCTCGAACATTTTCTTTACTTTACTTAGTTAATAAATTTTATGCGTAAACTAATTGACCGCAAGACAATGGGTTTCTTACAATAATGCAAGACTCGTCTAGCCACTCAACAGTGAAACCGTCTCTAGCGTTAGCGGAAGTCATAGAAGACTGATCAAAAGGATTTACCATTCCTGGTATATACTTCATAATCATAGATCTTTTAATTCCACCTGCACCCTTAATAGCTCTCTCTAC